TATAACCTCAGAATTTAAAAATGTTTGTGATGTCTTTATTGTTAGTTGGCCAAGATCCAAATTTCTATGGATAACAGTACCAGTTGATCCAGAACCAGATCCTTCTATAGATGTTCCAACTTTAAAAACTCCTGTTAAAGAATCCCTTGTAGTTAAAACTTGATTTGGAAATTCTTTTTTAGCTTTTGCTACTAATTGTTTTTCTGTTAATGGCCATCCACGTTCTCTTATATTATTATTAAAAATAAAAAATGTCCAATAGGCATTAGTTGTTCCATATAGTTGCATTGATACCTGATCAGGTCTATCTCCTTCAATAATATAATAGTATTCATAGAAAGCAATATTGTCTTTTAATCTATCTACAATATCAACATAAGCAGTTAAATTCTGAAACAAAACTGGTTGTTCATTAGATCCAAATTTATAAAGATTGGTTGGAAATCTTGAAAAATAATTACTCATGTTTATCTCTACCCATAGTTTTCTGAAAGGACTCTTTGATTTCTTGATAGCTTTTTAGCTTTTTCTTTATCTAATGGTTCTACTTCTACAAAGGATAAATTAAGATCAATTTCTGAATACTTACCGTCATTATAAAATGATGGATTAGTAGGATTAAAAGTTGTACCAATAGTTCTTAAATGCATATCTAAGAATCCAGGTTGAATTTGTTTATTATTATAAAGGATTTGAACATAAAAACTGTTAGGAAAATTGTACATTAAATCTATTCCCCCTGCCTCTACTCCTTCTGGATATATTTCTGTTCTAAAAAACTTAACAATTTTTTCTATTTCATCTGCTTCATCTTTATCTTGAGGAAGAAGTTTAAAAGAAAATTCAAACTGTCTAATAGGCACTCCTTTGAATAAACTTCTAGTATTAGGATTGGGTACTCTCATTAATCCTGCTGTGACAGCTGTTCTAGCTGATTGAGGAGCCTTTTGAGCTAATCCTACTACTGCAGCAGTAGCAATTTGTTCTCTGTTGTTTCCAAACGCTTCTCTAATAGCATTTATAGATCCTATAGGATTAAGAGCTTGACCTACAGCACCCGTAACTGAAACATCATTATTCCTAAAACCTTGGAGCATAGCAGCTCCTCTAAGGTTTAAATCTTGATTATCAAATTCTACACCATCTTGTGTTTGTACACCTCCTGGAAGATATAATTCTACAGCTTCCCCTGTTGGAACATATTTGCCAGGTTTTATCGTACCAGTAAATACATCAGTAAGAGATTCAATTATTCCTTCTCCAAACATACCACTTAATAAATTATTATCAACACTTTCTTCAGTTCCAGGAGGTCCACTACTTCCTGCTGATATATTTCCAGGAACAGCTTTTTGTAATGAAAATCTTACTTTAGCTTTGTATTCATCTCTGTTTGTAAGAGGAAATCTTAATGTCATTTTTTTTCCTAATAAATATCCAAAACATTTGAGAGTATTTATATGGCTTACAGTGGAAAGTTTAAAGTTACAAAACCACGAAAGTATAAAGGTGATCCAACAACAGTTGTTTATAGATCAATGTGGGAACATCATTGTTTTAAATGGTGTGAACAAAATTCTAATGTAAAATCATGGTCCTCTGAAGAAACTATTATACCATATTATTATGATGTTGACAAGAAGTATCACAGATACTTTGTAGATCTAAAAATAAACTTCAAGGATGGTAAAACTATTATAGTTGAGATTAAGCCAGATAAAGAAACTAAACCTCCTCGCAAACCGGATAAGTCAAAGAGATATCTAAATGAGTCTTTAACTTATGTAAAGAATATGAATAAATGGAAAGCTGCAAATGAGTTTGCTAAAGATAGAGGATGGGAGTTTCAAATATGGACAGAGAAAACTTTAATGAAAATGGGTATCCTTCCAATGTTAAAACCACTTGGTAAGATGAAGCCACTAACTCCATTTAGAAAAAAGAGAAGAAAACCGTATAAATAGATTCATGGCAAACTTATTTCAAAAACTAGAGTTTGAAGCATTCCGTGCAGGAATAACTCCAAGGACTAAAGAGTCAATGGCATGGTTTCGTCGTAAGGCTGGAGCTATGACATCATTAACTGGTAAAAAAGTAATGAATATGGAACCAATTGAGTTACAGAATAGACAAGTAATTGGTAGTATGTTTATGTATTTTTATGATCCTAAGACAAAAGCTAAATTACCTTATTATGATACTTTTCCTTTGAGTGTGATAGTTTCCAGAGCTCCTGGTGGTTTTTATGGATTGAATCTTCATTATCTTGCTCCAACTCTAAGAGCTAAATTTTTAGATGCTCTGATGGATATAACAAACAATAAATCATATGATGATACTACTAAATTTCAAGCCCGATATAATATATTACAAAAGACTTCAAAACTAAGATTTTATAAACCATGTTTTAAACATTATCTGTCAAAAAATGTTAGAAGTAGGTTTGCCTATGTTCCTCCTCCAGAATGGGAGATAGCAACTTTTCTTCCGTTAGCTAATTTTGAGAAAGCTAATCAAAGACAAGTATATAAAGATTCAAGAGAAATGGTGGCGTAATGTTAAGAATTGATGAATTCAAATCAGAGATAAGTGCAGGTGGTGGAGTTGCTCGCACTAATTTGTTTATGGTTGAACTTCCTCCTGCTAGTGCTATACGTAATGCACCAAGTAATTTAGGAACTAGAGCTATTAATTTACTTTGTAAAGAAGCATCTCTTCCTGGCAAACAAGTTTTATCAACACCTAGACAAATTGGTATGAAACCAGTCAATCAAGCATATGGTTATCTTATGGATGATCTATCTTTAACTTTTCATGTTCTTAATGATTATGGAATAAAAAGATACTTTGATGCTTGGCAAGAATCAGCAGTTGATACAACAGAAAATGAATTAAATTATTTTGATCAATACACACATGATTTAAAAATAAGACAATTATCTAAGGCTTCTGGAGCACAAATAAAAGTTGGACAAGAAACAGTTTTAGCTGATTCATTAATTGAATTGTTGGGAAGAAATATGTTGACCAATTCACAAGTAAATAGTTTACTTAGTTCTTCTAACAATATATACACGTGTCAAATTATAGACGCATATCCAACTACAGTAAATGCAATAAATTTTAATAATGAACTTGATGGAATGGTTGAATTAAATGTTCAACTTTCATATAGAAAATGGAGAGAAATATAATATGGCTTTACCCAAACTAAATGACGCACCTAAGTATGATGTTGTCATTCCTTCAACTCAAAACAAAGTTCGTTACAGACCTTTCTTGGTAAAAGAAGAAAAGGTTTTAATGATGGCTTTAGAGACAAAGGATCAAAGAAAAGCACTAGAAGCAATTGTCGATACAATTGATGCTTGTGTGACAGATGATATTGATACTAAGAAACTTACTACATTTGATGTTGAATATATGTTTACCCAAATCAGATCTAAGTCTGTAGGAGAAACAAGTAAGATAAAAATCAAATGTACTGATTGTGATAAACAAATTGATGTAGATGTTCCTATTGATAGTGTTACAGTAGATATACCTAAAATTGATAATGTTATAAAACTTACGAAGGAAATTTCAGTAAAAATGAAATGGCCAGCTTATTCAGATATGACTGAATTTGATATGGAAAAACGATCATTAGAAGATGATTTTAAAATGATTGGTAGATGTATTGATTCTGTACAAACACCTGAAGAGAATATTTCTTTAAAAGATGAATCAGATGATGAAGTAAAAGCGTTTTTAGAATCTCTTACTTCTGAACAATTCAAAGTTATTGGTGAATATATGCAACAAATGCCAAAGTTAGAACACACTGTTAAGTATAGTTGTCCTGATTGTGGCGAGAAAGAAAGGACGTTGTCAGGTATATCCGATTTTTTTTAGTTTGCCTCTCCCATGAAAGTTTAGTTGGACATTACAAAACTAACTTTCAATTAATGCAACATCATAATTATTCGTTATCTGAAATTGAAATGATGATACCTTGGGAGAGGGAAATATATATAACATTGTTACTTGAACATTTGAAAGAAGAAAAAGAAAAACAAGAGCAACAAGAAGCACAGATGAAGAGTAAAAAATGGCGATAGCAGGAATGGGTTTGAGAGCTGTAACTAATGAGCTCCAAACATTATCAGATAAACAAGAAGAAACTACAACTTCAGTTAAATCTGTAGTTAAACTTATAGCTGATCAGATTAAACAAACTGAACGTAATCGATTAGATGCATTGGAAGCTGCAGCAGAAGCTGGAGCTAAACCTCCTATTCGTCCAAAAGGAGGATCTGGACCTGGAGCAACTCCTGGAAGCACTGATACTAGTTTTCTGATGTTACCTTTGCAAGGTCTTATGACAGCTTTAAGGAGTTTAGCTATTCCTGCCATTATAGCTGTTACAGCTAGCATTACAGGCTTTGATGATATTATAAGAGGTCTCACATTACCTAGACTTTTAAAAAGTATTGGAACTACACTAAAAAGTATTGGAAATGCATTCACAACTACTATTGATGGAATAAAAGGACTTCCTGTAAAAATTGCAGATGCTGGTACTAGTTTTATTAATAGAATAAAAGGCATTCCAGCTCTTATTGATAATATTATTCCTAAGATTACAATAGAAGCTCCTAAACGTACAATTCCAGTTCCTGATGTTATAAAGAATTTTAAATTAGAGGTTCCAGATGCTATCAAGAACTTTAAGTTTCCAGAATTAAAAATACCTGACTCCATAAAGAATTTTAAGTTTCCTGAATTAACACTTCCAGATTCAATTAAAAACTTTAAGTTTCCTGAATTAAAAATGCCTGATGCATTAAAACCTGGGGAAGGTGGTTTTTTAAAGTTACCTGATTCTATCAAAAACTTTAAAGTACCTGACATTAACTTACCTGATGTTAAAACAATATTTGCAGGATTGGTTCCTAAATTTTTAGTTGATGGAGTAGAAGCTACAAAAGGAGTATTAGAAAAATTATCTAAAATTGATATTCCTAACCCACTAGATTTTTTACCAAAAATTAAATTTGAGATTCCTCCAGGTTTACAATCTGGTTTTGATTCTATTAAAAATTTTATTGGAAAAGCTGGCTCTGGTGCAAAAGGAGTTGGATCAGGAATTTTAGGTTTTTTAGGAACACTATCAGGTTTTGCAAGAACAATAGTTGCTCCTTTAGCTAAAATTGTAGGAATAGCATTTGGTCCTATTACTGTTGCCATATTAGGCATCATTGATTTTTTTGTAGGATTCTTTAAAGGGTTTACATCAGAGGAGGGAACATTTCTTGAAAAATTAAATGCAGGTATCAGAGGAGGTATTCAAGGAGTAATTGATGGAATACTTTCTGGTTTTGATACAATTTTTCTTAAACTACCAGCGCTGATATTAGAATTTTTTGGATTTCAAAAAGCAGGTGAATTTCTAAGATCATTACAGCTAGGTCCTATATTTTCAAATGTAGTAAATGTAGTAATAGGTTTTATAAAGACTATTACAACAAATTTTACTTTGTTAAAAGATATGGTTGTAGCACAATTTAGTTATGAAATTACAGCTGTAATCAATGGTTTTAAAAATGCATTTACCAAAGTTGCAAGATTTATTTTAACTTTAGGTGATCAGTTATATATTTTAATTTCTAAAAATATAAGATTTGCATTTCCTGAAGTAAAAGTACCTGCAACATTTATTACTCCTGAATTCACATTGATACCAGGATTTGATGTTGGTATAGGAGATGAATCAACAAGAGCAGAAGCACAGGCTAAGATTGATTCAGTAAACTCTAAAGCAGCTGCTACGATAGCTGCAAGAAATGCTGAAACTGATCAAAAATTAAAGGAATTAGTAGAAGCGCAAACTGCTTTCAAACAAGCACTTACAGCAAACATTAACGATTTAAGTAATAATGTTTCCACAAGTACCACCACCACAAATAATATTGGTGGCGGTGGCATTGATGTTGGTGTTAACTCTGTAGAGTTTGTTGGAGGACCAATGGGTTAATCTTCCTTTGCAAGATTAGCAAAGTATGACATTGTATCATCTTCAGTAAGATCACTTTCTGCTCCTTTAACTTGTGCTGGAGGAACTGCTGCAGGTTTGCTAGCAGGCTCAGCACCTTTAAAGTTATCATAAGGAATCTCATCATCCAACGATATCTCCTCTTTCACAGTACGTGGAGCACTTTCACCAAGAACAAGAGCTAAACGAGATCTAAGCTCATCATAGGTCTTGTAGTTCTTTGGATCAGTAAACTCCGTTAGATCGTACTGCTTATCGTAGATAGCTTCCATTGCCTTTTCATCATCATTA